TGTCGAACTCTGCTTCTAATTCTACTTTGGTTGTAGCGGCAGCTAATGAATCTACCAAGATAGTAACTAATCTATCTTTATCTGACTCACGAACTTTAGCAACAATCTCTTCAATAGCAGAGAAGATATCCTCTACTGTTTCTAGATGTAGATACAACATTTTATTTATATCAACACCAATAGCTTCTAAGAACTCTGTACTAACAGCTGTCTCTGTATCTATGTAAACAGCAACACCACCTTTTTTCTGTGTCTCTGCGAGTATGTGGGCTCCTATTAAGGATTTACCACTTGACTCAAGACCATTTAGTTCTGTGATTCTACCAACTGCAATACCACCATTAGATTTATTTGATATTGCTAAATCTAACATTGTAGAACCTGTTGAAATAAAATCTTTTACATCAGTAGGTGTTGTGTCTGAACCATCCAAGAAATATGCAACTTTCATATCCTTGAATTGTTTATTAATGGTGTCTGCTAAGACACCAGCCAATTCGTCTCTAGTGGACATATAATTCTCCTAATTAAAAGTGGGGGTATAAAACCCCCACCATTGTTTATTTAATTGTTAAATAAATCGTCAAACGCATCTGAAGTTTCTTTAGAACTGTAAGAAGTAGTATCTTTTACGACCTCTTTTTCTTCTTCTTCCTCTTCAGTTGAACCACCATTAAGGTATTCATTTAGAGCAGTTGTTAGGTCTTCATAAGATTGTTCCTGATAGATTTCAGTAATGTTCTTTTGATTCTCTGTTAACGTCTCTAGAAGAGATGCATCTTCTGTAATAGGAGTCTGATTAGGTTTGACTCTGATTGAAGTCGAAGGAAAACTAGCACCAGTTTCTTCGGCTGTCTTGAACTCTACAGCAACATCACGACCACTAACTGGATCTGTAATATCACCATAATCTGGATCTGCGATTATAGAAAGAAGTTCTTGATAAACAGTCTTTCCAAATCCCCAAAACTTAACGCCTTGTGACTCTTCACCACGAACAACAACAGGGGCATATGTTCTCATTTTAGCTTCAACTTTTCTACCTAAACGATAATCATCTTTTGAACCAGTTCCTTTTAGTTTTTGAGCAAACTCTTCAATAGGGTCTGGTCTACCAAAAGATGTTGGTGATAGATAAGAACGATTGTTCAGATTGTAGTGAAAAAACAATTCAATAAAAGGATTATCTTTATTGAAAGCATAAGGTACGATTCTTATTTGAGTTTTTCCTGGTTGTGGTTTCCAAAGACTGGATGTACGATTATTTGTGGTCTGTAACTGATTAAGACGTTTTTTAATAGCATTTAAATCCATTATATATTCTCCATTATTTTAGTTTCATTATTCATTATTCAATCAAAGCATAACCTTGATATAGTAATAAGTATAACATATTTTTCTTAAAATACAACATTTCTTTAAAAAAGACAAAAAAAAAGGTTCTGTGGTTTTTAAGTTTGTAGTATAGTGGAAACTAAAAATCGGTCGAACCTTTTTTTAAAATTTGAAATTTATGGGAATGTGAGATTAACGATTACTCACAACTTAAAGCTCAGATTTTTTCTACCTTGTACCTAACACTCACCAGCTATGATGATTCTTCTCAAGATGGTTAATCTCATCGAAGCGGTTACAACACCTGTATTAGTACCTTAACTCTCTGAGTTTAGTTTATTCAGTCATTAAGTGGGATTTTGGTTTTACCCTTACCCACAACAAGGTCTAAGAATCGTGTTCTTATATTTTCTTTAAGTACTTTAGATGATTGATGTCCAACTACTCCACAATAATTTAGCTTTGTAGGTTCACCACGAACTCATCTTGGAATGCCTTATGAGCTTCAAAGGTTACTCATTG